AAGCGCAAACAGCATCACGGCTGCTTGCTAAATATGGCGAAGCGGTGTCCATCATATTCCCTGTTTATGGCGCGACAGACCCCATCACTGGCGCAGTCATCGGCACGAACACCAGCACGACAATAACGGGCAAAGGCTATCCCGCTGCTTACCACAAGCGCGATATTGACGGCACTGTCATTCAAGCGGGTGATGTGCGCCTAATCCTTGAACTTATCGCCACACGCCCTGCTGTGGGCTGTTTATCGACCATTGACGGCACAACTTACCGCATCATGGATGTGCAACCCATCCGACTAACAGGCGAGGATGTGATTTATATATGCCAGTTAAGGTCAAACTGATGTTGCCGATAGGCCAGAGGGTTTTCTTTCCATCGCAATGGAACTCTGGCATTTTGGACAGCGTGTTACACGATACGCATAACCACGTTATTGCCTATATAATTAAGCTGGATGATGGTAAAAAGGTGGCTGTAGATATGCAGATTGTGGAGCCTTTAGATGATTAACAGCAAGATTAGTGCGGCACTTGCGACCCAGCTTAATACGCTTGGGCTTCCAACGCATTGGGAAAATGCCAAATTCACGCCTACCAATGGGCAGATATACCTAAGCGAAAGCTTGTTGAGCGGTGAAACAATCCCTGTCGGCGTATCAAGCGCGGCATCGGATGAATTTGGCGGCGTTTACCAAGTGCTTGTATATGCCCCTGCGGACGCCAACAAAGGCCCTGCCCGTGCGACTGCCGATGATGTTGCCGCTGCTTTCCAGCGTGGCGATAGGCTTGTTTATGACGGCGTGACAGTGACGATACAGCGCACAACGCAGAACCCAGCCTTTATGTCTGGTGACCGCTTTGTCATCCCTGTCAGCGTGACGTATCGGGCGTTTTCATGACTGCATTTAGTTTGGACGTAAAAAGATTTGCTGCACGGGCTGAAGAAAACGCTGATGCCGTTATTAGGAAAATCTGCTTAGACCTGTTATCTGACATTGTTTTAAACACCCCCGTTGATAGCGGCAGGGCAAGGGCCAACTGGCAGTGCAGCATAGGTTCACCCGCAATTGGTGAAGTGCAATTTGATGCCGATACTGGAAGTGGCATTACAGCGCCAAGGGAAAGCGCCGCATCTGCCCGTGCTATCGCTGCTGGAAGCGCAGCCGTAGCCAGTGCGCCGCGCAATATTTTCTGGATTAGCAACAATCTGCCATACATTTATCGCCTTGAATTTGACCAATGGTCAAACCAAGCGCCAAATGGTATGGTGCGGTTGGCAATCAATCGCGCAGAACGCAAAATGCGTTAAGGTGACTTGGCTGCTTTTTTGTGTTAAATGTTAAATCCCATGCATGGAGATTAAATTATGTCTGATGTTGTTTCTTCGGTTGGCACTATCGTTTCGGTGTCTGCTACTGCCCCTGCCACTTATGACGCCACTGGCTTCGCTGCCCTGACTTGGGCTGCTTGCGGTGAACTGGCTGACTTGCCAGCTTTCGGCGCTGAAGCTGCGCTTGCTACGCACACGCCACTTAAAACTGGTATTGTTGCCAAGCGCCGTGGTTCGCTGAACTATGGTTCGGTAACTTTGACGATGGCACTGTCGGCTGACGATGCTGGTCAGGCCATCATCCAAACCAAGGGCGAGGCCGCTGCTGGCGCTGACGCTTCCATCTCGGTCAAGGTTGCTTTGGTCAACGGCGAAATCCAGTATTTCACAGGCCAAGTCATGTCCTACAAAACCAATGTCGGCAACGCTGATGCCATCACGATGGCTGAAGTCACGCTTGAAATCGACAATTCTGTCGTTAAGGTTGCTGCATAAGGTAGCTAACAAACTTCCCCGTCGTGGCTGCATCCGACCACGGCGGGGGAGACTTTCAACATCGGTGCATTCGGATGGAACTAAATATGTTTGACCTAAATTCTTTGAAGCCTGTTAAAGCTGACGATGGCGCTGTTTTGCAAATCGCGCATCCTGAAAGCGAAGAAATCATTGAGGGTATGACAATCACCCTGCTGGGACAGGACAGCAAAGTTTACCGCAAAATCCAACTTGCAAAGCAGCAAGCGGCATTGAACCGCATTTCCAAGGGCAAGAAGGCTGTCGATTTTGACGCCGAAAAGCTGGCGGAAGATAGCATTGATGACCTTGTGAAGCTGACTGTTGCTTGGGAAGGCTTCACGCTTGATGGCGTAAAGCTGGATTGCACACCTGAAAACGTCCGCACAGTTTACAACGAATGGTCGTGGATTAAGGAACAGGTGTCGGAGTTTGTCGCTGACCGCGCAAACTTCTTTCGCGCAAACGATTGAGCAACTCACTTTATTCGTAAAACAAGCGGCTTGGCTTAACACAATCCCGTCGAAGGCAAAGCGCCCACGGCGGGAAACCAAGTCAGACGCAATGCCACCCGTGCTTGGTGGGGCTTACCTTGTCGAAATTCTTTTCGAGGTTGGCCCCGCCAAGCCCACTGGCATGGGTGGCAACACCGCAATAGATGAAGTTGATTTAGCCGCATGGATGGCTAATCAGGGCGTGAAGTTGACGCCTTGGGAAGCCAAAACAGTCAGGCAACTATCCCGCGAATATGCGGCGATGCTATCGGAAGCCGTTGAACCAAATACGCCACCGCCTTGGCACGACCCATCAATAATGACGGCAGAGCGGCGCGATAAAATATCAAAAGCAATGTCTGATTGGGCAAATCGCATCAACACCAAGACATGACGAAAATCTTGTGCTATGGCCCATATTAAGCGATAACGCTCTGGGCCTAACAGGATATTGCGCGTGGCAGATTTAGCGAACCTTCGGATTGCAGTTGATAGCCGCGATGTTGCGTCGGCATCACAAGACCTAAATAAAATGGGCGCTGCCGCTTCTGGCGCTGAAGGCAGTGTTCGCAGTTTTGGTGCAACAGCAACACGAACATCTGTTGCCGTAAACGGCATGAATACGGTTATCGCGCAAGGGGCCGCAGCCCAAGCCGCAGCCGCAAATGCAATGAGGGCTGTCGGTCAAACGGGCCAACTTGCCAGCCATCAAATCACTAACCTTGCATTCCAGTTTCAGGATTTGGGTGTGCAAATTGCGTCGGGGCAAAACCCGCTTGTGGCGTTTGTGCAGCAAGGAAGCCAAATCAGTGGCGTGATGATGCAGTCAGGTATGTCCACCAAGCAATTTGGTGCTGCGTTGTTGACCACCATTGGAATTTTGAAGACAACATCTGACGCGCAGCTTGACGCCGCCGCTGCTTCCACTGGTGCAACCGCTTCCCGTTTTCGTGCATTGAGCGCCCAAGCCGCTGAAGCCGTGATTGCTGCACAAGCTGAATTGGCGCTGGCCGCTGCCCAAGCTGAAAACGCAACAACTGCATTGGCATCGCAAGCCGCAACCGAAAGACGCGCCGCTGGTCAGGCCCGTCTTGCCGCCGCACAAGTTGAAGCCGCTGCCACAGCTAAGGTTCTTTCTGCCGCAGAAATGCAAGCCGCTTCCGCTGCAACAGCCGCTGGCGCTGCCACTTCGGTTGCGTTTGCGCCAGTTACGGCAATCATCCTTGGTGTGGTCGCTGCTGCCGCGACCCTAACTGCTGGATTTGCGCTTATTTCTGGGCAATTCGATAAGTCTGGCGAAGTTGAAGCTTATGCCAAGGCGATGGGCATGACCAGCGAACAAATTGAAAAGGCTGGCGGCGCATCTGTGACCACGATGGATACCATCAAAGGTCTTTGGATGACCATGTATGAAGGCTTAAATCTTGGCGCAGTCTTCGACACGATAAAAGGCTGGCTTGATGAGGCTGGGAAGTTTGCGGTCACATCCGCCAAAGTCATCTTTGCGGCTTTTGCTGGCACGTTTAACGCCATCAAAATAATCTGGGCCACCTTCCCCGCTGTTTTAAGCGACCTGTTTGTTCAAGCGGTCAACGCTGCGATTGGCGCTGTCAGCTTTCTGGTCAATAACATTGTTGCGGCTATCAACGACCTTGCTGGTGAACCGCTTTTAAGCCCCGTCAAATTTGCCCAAATTGCAAATGAAAACGCTGGCGCTGCACAAAAGGCTGGTCAGGCAATCGGCAAGGCATACACCGACGCCTATTCTGACGCTGGCGCGTTTATGAGCAAGTGGGAAGCGAACAGCATCAAGGTTGCTAAAGGGCGTCTTGATGAGGAGCGCAAACAGAAGAAGGCTGCTGCCGAAAAGAAATCGGAAGAACAGAAGCTATTTGAACAGCGTGAAAAGCAAGCGAAGCAGTTTCTTGAAAATACCGAAAAGGAAACTTCGCGCATTGGCAAGACCGCCATTGAAATTAAGAGGCTGGAAATTGCTGCCGCTGCCGCCGCTGCACCAACTGCGCTGCTTGGATTGAAAATTCTGGCTGCTGGCGCTGCTTGGGAAGAAGCAACCCGCAATCAAGCTGGCATAGACTTCCAGAAGAACATCATTAAGCCGTTGCAGAATGAATTGGAATTGATTGGCCTCACTGGCGAAGCCCGCGCACGCCGTGCCTTGGAACTTGAAAAGGAGACAGTCAAGGCAAAGGCTATGGCTGATGGCATCACCGATGTGAACGCTGCTTGGCAAGAATATTTTGATTTGCAGACCAAGATTATCAACAAAAACAGCGTCTTTGATAAGCGTCAGAAGGAAGCGGAAAAGCTAAAGGAAACGATTGCTGACCTGATTGACCTGACCGACGAACTTTTCGGCGGCGCTGGTTCATTCTTGGCTAACCTTGGCAAAGAAATAAACATTGTCGCCCCAGATTTGAAAAAAGACCTGAAGGCAATTTTTGACGATTTGCCGAAGGAATTGCAGGACACGTTTAAGGACTTCGGTGGTTCACTTGCGACCATACTTGCTAATGCCAGAATTGGCCAGATGGTCGGTGGTGGCGCTGGTGGCGCTATCGGCGGCGGTATAGGTGGCGCATTGGGCAAAAAGTTTGGCAGCGATGCATTGCAAAGCGTCGGCACAAAGATTGCTGGCGATGCATTTGGCAAAGCCCTTGGCGGCATGGCTGGGCCTTTGGGCGCTATCGCTGGTGGATTGATTGGTGGCCTTGTTGGTGGCCTGTTGAAGAAAACAAAAACTGGCAGCGTAACACTGAACCAGATTGCTGGTGGCGCGATGGAGCGCACCTTGTCGGGCAACAGCACACAGCTAAAAGGCATCGCTGACAATATGGCAAATGGCCTGTTAAAAGGCTTGGGCAATGTTGCAGAGCAGCTTGGCGGCGCGTTGGGCGGCAACGTCAAAGTCAGCCTTGGTATGCGTAAAAAGGATTACGTTGTTGACCCAACTGGCGCTGGCCGCACTAAGGGTTCGGGCGTTAAGAATTTTGGCACAGACGAAGCGGCGGCTGTTGCATACGTCACGCAACTGGCAATCCAACAAGGCATCGTCACAGGTATCAGCGCAGGGGCGCAAACGCTCATTCGTGCTGGCAACGACTTAAATGAGCAAGTGCAGAAGGCGCTGAAGTTCGACCAAGTGTTCAAAGACCTGAAAAGCCAAAGCGACCCGCTGCAATCAAGCCTTGATGAACTTTCCGTCGAAATGGAAAAGCTAAAGGTCATCTTTGGCGAAGCTGGTGCGTCTGCCGCTGATTATGCCAAGCTTGAAGAACTGTATGCCATCAAGCAAGCCAAGGCGATATTTGAAGCCAACAGGCCGCGCCGTGAACTGGAAATTCAGTTAATGGAAGCGCAGGGCAATGCTGCTGGCGCTTTGGCTGCACAACGTGCGCTAGAACTTGAAAGCATGGATGCAAGCCTTCGTGGGTTGCAAGAGCAAGTGTATACCGCCCAAGATGCTGCAAAGGCGACACAGGCATTGGCCGATGCACAGGAAAAGGCTGCTGAAGAAGCGGCTGTATTGGCTGAAGCGGCTTTGGCATTAGCCAGAGATAGGCGTATGCTTGAAATCGACCTTCTTGAAGCGCAGGGCTTTGCAACCGACGCGCTGGTCG